AGCTTCAACAGGAATAGAGGCTACCTGTGCGGCAGCCTCCCTTTCCTTCATTCGCCTAAATGCGAACATTCCCATTAGCTAGATGCACCCTTTAAGAGTACAAAGTTAATAACAGCAGCTTCACTTAAAGCACCACCAGAAACATTTCCAACAGAAACTTTAAATGAACCAGCAGCTACAGCAGAAACATTAACTGTGTAAGCACCAGCAGTTCCAGTAGCCCCAAGACAGGCATAAGGACAATCTGTTGCAGCTACACGATCATTGTTTACTTGGAATGTAACTTCTGCTCCATCAGCCAAAGCAGCATTATTCATTGTGATCTGTCCTGACTCTGTATTTAGAGTGACAGCAGTTGACTTGTTAGTCGCCTGAGTAACAGTACCACCAGTAGTAGGCCCAACAGCCTTACCAGCAGTTACTTCAAATTGAGAAGGCATAATTAATTACCTCTAATCCTGAGCAGAAACATTGGTCGCTCTCACGATTCCAATGTTCTTTTGCTCGTAGACTTTCGACCAGTTGCCTACGGTTTCAAGTTGAGCACGAGTTGGGTTTGTTGTTGTAACAGCCCACTTAGTACCAACAGGATGATATGTGTAATGGAGATCAACAGCCATTGCATCAGATTTCGCAAGGATGTCTCTATCTGTCTCAGTTGTTAAACCTGCTTGCTCACCAGAAGCAATTGCCCCAGGGGTGAAGAAATAGGTTGAGTACTCAGTAGAAGCTCCAGAACCAGTTGTCGCTACATCATCAGAAACGATAACTCTTAAACCGCAATAAGTAGGAACAGCACCATTGCTACCGTAAGCAGCAACAATTGAACCACCAGAAGCGGTTGCGCCAGCATTAGTATCACCAGCTACGACATAATCAACAAGCTTGCGCTCGACTAAATCGTAATAAACTTTTGAGTGCATACAAACAGCAGAAAGCTGGTCACCTGCATCTCCAAGAATTGACTTGGCTTTTGCTACATGCTTAGGGCTTAATCCTGTAGGAGTATCGCCACTCTCTGAGTCAATACAGTTAGCAAATAAAGCAGAGTTGCTGTCATTTGCATTGATTGAACCAAATACACCAGAAAGAGTTGAAAGTAAATCCTTCTGTCTTTGGTTAGCAATATAAGCACCAACTTTTGCACCAATAGCAGCCATTGGATCAGATCCAGCCGCTAATGCCGCCAAGTCTCTTGCTTCCCAAGCACGACCTCTATGAAGAATCACAGAGATTTGCTTGTCAGCTTGAATCTTGCCAGGTGTTAATGAACTGCTGTCACTTAGGACTTCAAAATCTCCAGAAAGGTTTGCTTTCCAGAATGGAACATTAACGAAATCACCACCTTCAGTCGCATTAAGCTCAGCCATTGGTTGAACCACACCGCTTGCCAAAAAGGCATCACGCTGAGTTGTTTGCTCAATCAAATACGGCGTAAAGACCTCAGGAATGATTACGTCCGACCTTACGGTGGCCATAAAAATTACCAGAAATTAGTTTTACGATGTGGGTCACAAACCCGATGGCTCAGCACAGCCTTGCCTTATGACAATATATTAGCGTGCAACTGAATTTTTCAAGCGATCATATAAATCTTTGTCAGTTCTATATAGCCTCATCTGTTCTGTAATGTTGAAACTTTCAGCAGCAAATGGGTTTTTAGTTCCAGCAGGAATATCACCTCCGCTAGATCTACCAGTAGGAGCACCACTACCTTTAGGCTTAGGTTGCTTTAAAATATAATCAGGAAGTTTGCCCTTAGCCCAGTCACCGACAGGAGTTCGTTCATATCCATCAACAACGACAGGAACACCGTTATCTACTTCAATTTTTTCTTTAGGTAAAAAGTTATTTAAAACAAGATTAGGATCATGCACTATTTCAGATAATGCTTGAACTGCAGGTGAAACTAATTCCAATTCACGAACTTTAGCTTCAAGGTCTGCAATCTTTTTTTCTTTTTCAGCAGATCTTTCCCGATACTGTTCTTCTAATTTTGTTCGAGCTTCTGTGTACTTCCCTTGTTTTTCAAGTTCAGCTTGTTCAGCATTATTCTTGAAATCAATTAAAGCTTGTACATCTACATCAGGAACTGCCTTCGCTTTTGCTTTGGCTTTTTTTGTTTCGTCTAATAGCTCAGCGTTTTTTTTACGCATCGCTTCTAGTTCAGCTTTTAGATTCTCTTTTTCGGAATCAACAGCTTGCTCCACAGGAGCAGTTGTTTCGTCAGGCATAAAAACCCACAAGGTTGTTAAGGTAGTTTAACAATAACCCTTCTTCTTGCCTTTGCCCTTCTTTTTCTTTCTCGCCATAATAGACTTATATTAATTTGATTTAATTATGGCTAAGAAATCCTATGAAGGATCTGGTCGTTTTACAGATGTAAATATTGGATATTCTGTTGATACAGAAGATAAAAGAACAAAAAAAGAAATTTTGAAAGATATGGAAAAAAATGGAGTCAAAGTTATTCGTGCATCAAAAAGGCCTCCTGAAGCCTTTTTTTAAAGAGCTTGTAAAATAATTTCTGTAAAAGTAAATTCTTCACCCATTTCTTCAAATTCTGTTGTTTTTACAGATTGAACTTTATAACGAACACCTCTCGGTTGAATGATTTCTCTTTCATTTAATCCATTCCAAGGTTCAATAGATGTTCCATATTTATTTACTTGCTTAATAAGAACTTGATTAGTTTTCAATTCATTTGACATAAAATCACCAGCAACTCGTCTTGAGGCAGACCAACTTTCCATTGCTAAACTAGGATCTCCATTTTTATATGAATCAATAACTGATTCAACAACTTTGAAATCATCAAAAGCCATACCTCTGAAAATAGTTCCATCAGATTCAATTTGATTTGGTAGTAAATCTTCTGGAAGCCCTTTCCATTTAGGATTTTTAGCAATAAAGTCTTCCATTTTATCTGCATCCCTAGCCCATGTACTTTGAATAGAAGATGCTTTTGCTTTTGTTTTTCCTAATTCAGTTCTAGTTTTAAACCTTTTTAGTGTTTGAACTTGTCCAGGATTTAATTGTGCTCCAACAGCTTTTGCTTGTTGAATTTGAACACCACGAAGTTCTTGGTAATCTTTTCCAGCCCATTCACCTATTAGTTCTTGAGTCTTTGTATATTGCGCTTTTGTTAAACCAACATCTTCAGCTTTAGGTTTTAAGAATAAATCTCTTGTAGTTGTTTTTCCTTTACCAGATTGTTTACGAACTGAACTTTTATTTGATTCAATTGCAAGATCTTTATTTAATAAACTAGGATCATCCCATCTTCTTATGTCACGTTGAATAACTTTTTTAGGCTCTAATGCTTTTTGTGCTGCTTTATCAAATTTAGTTTGTAATTTAGAAATTTTAGCATCTTCAATTCTTCTTGCTAATTGTTTTGGAGTAATTGTTTTCGCCTGACCTTTTGGAATATATTTACTATTAATTCCTAAAGATTTAAACCCTTCCCAATATGTTTTTTTATCTTTACTGTCAAGCTTTAAACCTTTTAAGAAATTAATTTCATCTTGATCTGCTTGAGAAAGCTTGCTAAAGCTTGCGACTTCAGATACAGCAGTTTTCTTTATTTTTGATTGGATTTGTTTATCAACTAATTTCTTTTGAGCATCTGTAAGCTTTACATATTTTGGTTTTGTCTTTAATAGAGAATTAACGACATTTAATTCAGATACAGATTGATTGTATTGTTTTGAGCCTTTACTACTTGTATCAATAGATTGTTCTAAAAATGTTTTAAGGTTTGTTAGTTCATTCTGGCTGAAGTTTTTTATTTCGTTTTTATAGGCTTCATTAACTACAGGTGCTTTTATTTTAGAAATTTGTTCAGAAAGTTTTTTAGATTCTTTTAAGGCAGTCTTTGTCTTTGGTGATTTAGCAACTGCATCCCAATCAACAAGCTTTTCTTTTGGTTTTATATTTTCTGGCTTTCCATATCTCTTCTGCAATTGAGCCAAAGAAACTTCTGTATTGTCTTCTCTAATTAATTTCTTCAAAGCTTGATCAGGACCATATTTGTTAGACAAGCGATTAAAGTATTTTGCCTTTTGTTCTCCTAATGCCGCAATTTGTTCTTTGCCAGGTTTAAATTTTGATCCTTTTGCACGTTCACCATATAACCATTTCCCATAAGTTGTATTTGCAGGAACAGGACCATCAGCACTAGCTCTTTTTCCAGCAGGAGGAGGAGTGAAACCCCATTTCTTGTAATTTATAACAGCAACAGTTGTTGATCGGCAACCAAAATGTTGAGGAGGAACAGGTCCCTCATCATATTTAAAAATTTGACCATCTAAATCCCGACAAACAGGTGATGTTCGTGAATCAAGCGTCGCAACATAACGATATTCTTCTGTCACATCAGAATTAGCTTTATAAACAGATTGACTTGCTGTATTTGTTACTTGATTAACAGTTGTTCTAACAATTGTTGTTACTTGACTATTTGCTCTTTTTGTTGCAACTCCTCCTTGTGCAAGTAACTGACTTAAACTTCCTTTTTGATCTTTTTGTAAATTTCCTACTAACTCCTTAACAATTTCAGGAGTTGTATCTCCAGATAAAAGACCAGTTCTAACAACTTGATTTAATCGTTTTGCTTCTGCTACTGCTAACTCACGAAATGACTTCTTAACAGTATTTCCATTAGGTAAAGTTATTGTTTGTCCTTCTTTTGCTGTTAATTTAAAAGCCCCTTTCGGTGCTTTTGCTCCTGCTAAATCACTTCTTAAAACAGAAATATTTAAAGCTGTAGGATCTGTATTAACAACAGACTTAGCAAATGAAGGACTAATAGCAACAGAATTAACAGAATAACCAAGTTGGTCATGAATCTTTTCTGTCATTCCTTTAGGAATTGAATTTTTTATTTGGTTCTCAATAAAACCTGCTTGAACATTCGCAACACCTTCTAATTCACTAATTAATTCTTGAACACTCCCATCTGCCCATGTGTTTAAACTTTCTTTTGTTTGTTTAATTAAAGCTCTTAATCTTGCTGTCTTATAAGCAGGTCGTTCATTTAATGGTTGTTTTTCAATCTTTTCTAATTGCTCAACTGCCTTAAGAATTACATTGTTATATGAAGTGATAAGTTTTTTTGAAACACTATTACTAAAGCGATTCAAATCTATTGCATTACGATAAAACGCAGCAGGAATACCATCACCTACAGGAACAGTTGTTGTCATTTATGCAGCTTGATTATCTTCAGCTTCTAATTCTTCAGCTTCTGGTTCTTCTACTTCTTTTTGTGGTTGTTCCATTTCAATTAATCCACCCATTTGAGTTGCTTCGAGTTCCTCCTCTACATCAAATTCATCTCCTAATACCTCTCCCTCATGGAGTTGTTTCAATAAAGTTTCTTGAGTGATTGTTCCTGATGTAAATAACTGCAGCAAACTTCCTATCTCTTGAGGATCAAGTCTTGATGCCAAGAAATCTCTATTAACAAAACTACTACCAGCTTGATTATTGTTTAAATATTGAGCATGAAATTGCAAGGAATTATCAATCAAATCCTGTACTTGTTGTGCAACAACTTGCATTGTTGAATCACCTTGAGATCTATCTATTTTTTTTGCTTCTGCCGTCTCTGCTGATAATTTTTGTCCTAAAACTGCTGCTAATCCAAGCTCATTTATTTGTGCTTCTAATTGATGAAGTCGATCAAATTGAGCTTTATAACTTGTTCCTTTGCTCTCAATATATTCTGCCCGACCTTCAGCAGGAAAAGCTATTGCTTCACCAGGACCAGCAGAAACTTCTTCAGATGATTGAGGGAAACCATAAAAAGCCAACATTGGAACAGCAGAAATATGAAGCTGATTATCTAAATCAGATTGGACTTGATAAGCCTTTAAATTTAATTCCGCTATATCCTCCATTGGTGGACGTGACTCCATTAAATTAACTCGATTGGAATAAGCAACAGAAAACGGAATTTCAGACAAACTTGTTGAACCTTCATCAAATAATTTATAATCACCTGTCTCTGAATTCTTTCTGTGGATTTCAAATTGCCCAGGAGTTAAAACACGAACTTGTTCTATTTCTTTTTCACCGTATAAACCATCTGGCTCAAATACTTTTTCAAGCAACCTTAACTGACTAAATTTCTGCTGACCATCTTTCAGTTCTGTTCGCCATCCTAATATTTCCCGAGGTGTATAGGTTACCCAATAAGGACGACCATTTGCATCAGCAGGAGCATCAACTAAAACACCACAATGTCCATATCTAATTACTTTCCTTGTGGTCTCATAAGTCCATATATTTAGATCATTTCCCTGCAAATCAACATCAAATAATTGCTCTCGAATTACATCAGCAACATCATTTAGGCGAACAGGCTTTCTTGTTAACATTCCTGCCAACATTCTTTCAAGTCGCTGATAATAAGGAGGACAAACAGAACGAGCTAACCTGTTGTCATAACTGTCATCTAATTCTCTAGGTTCTTGCGGCAAATATCTTCTATGTTTTGAACGCATTTCAAACGTTCCACCCATTAACGCTTCAATTAAAATCCAATGAGGTTCTTGATTCTGCCAAGCAATATTAGGATCATCTACAAAAGTTTCAGAACCAGCTTTTTCGCGTTTGTAATAGTTGTAACCGCTATACACGATGAGACCTCAACACTATGTAAACAGTTTAGTCTTAATACAGCCTAATACCTGTACCTCTTCCTGCTCTTGCATATAAAGGATTAAATTCACGCCAAACCAAATAACCAAGAGCATCATTTGCATGATCATATCCTGCTTCCTTATCAGGATCACCCTTTTCTGTATAACTCTGTAATTCAATACATTCAATCAAGCGTCTGCAACAGGAAGCAATCTCCAATCGTATTTGTCCTTGTCCGTTCTCAAGAAGAGCTTGGACAGACGCAACTCTATCTCTGACTGGGGGGTTTGCTTTCGGACTTTGGTTTGTGAATCCATAACTCTCGAGTATGGATATATCAGTTTGTGTTGCATTAGTTGAACGATTCCCCCCAGAAGAATCTGGATAAATAAAAATTCGTTGATGTGGGTATCTACGAATAATTTCTTTAGCAAGAGCATCAGTGTCATGTGCTCCTGTGATTTCATCAATTATGACTAGCTTTTCACCAGTACGCACCCCAATAATTGCAGACATGTTGGAAATATTAAAATCAATTCCAATCCGTAATGGTTCATCATCAAAGTCAAATTTTCTATCAGTTACATGTAATTTTCTATTGAATCGGTCATAAACTTGACCTGTGGTGAGATTACAGAACTCACCATTCAAATATGCCTGTAAGAGATTCGGATCATAGTTCGCTTCTAAACGTTCAATA